GCTATCCGCGCATTGAAGTTTGGCCCGTTCCTGGTTCGTCATATCAACGATGTAGTTTATAATCGACACCAGCATGGGATCATTGGGACTACCGTGAACGAATTCAGTGAAGTTCTCTGGACTCAATTGAAACAACTAGACCTCCCTATCTAGCCTGTGGAAATAGCCCCTCCCCTGCGGTTGCAGCCATCGGCGCACTGGGCGGCTCACCCGCCGTAGTGGCGGGTTGTTGTGCCGCTGCCCCAGCACCTGCCTGCGCCTGCGCCATCAACTGCCCAAGCGCCTGGTACGCGTTACGGGTATTCGCAAACAGTGGTACATACGATTGCGGTATCGCCATGAACTCGTTCTTCGATGCAAACTTGTCCAAAGCAGCTATCATCGTCTGCGGGTCTTCGCCCTGACGTGGCTCCACCGTGAAGCCCTGCATGAGAAGCCCGATGACTTCATCCGGCGTACGCGGCCGCAAAGGCACTGGGATCTGTGGGACTAGGTCATTGATGTTCACATCGCCGTCATCGTAGGCGCGGAGGTAGAACTTGATGAGTCCCTTCATGGCGCCAAGGTCTTGCTGATATAGCGGGTTCTGCATCAAAGTAGTCAGGATCACAGTAGCCCGGTTCTGCCGCATCTCACGGTTCGTATTGGCGGTGTTCCCAGAGATAACAAAGTCCACCCGTCCACGCAAATCCTTCTTGGCTAGCTCTCGAGGGCGGTCCTCCCCAACCACCCGGTAATACTTGCCGTCTTCAACAAACTCTTGGTATAAAGCAAAAATCTGTTGGAGTAGTTCCTTGAACCCCTCTTGTGCAATCTTGGTGCGGGAGTCAATACGGATGTTACCTTCGGCAATCATCATCCCCGTACCGCGCGCCGTGCGCGGGGTGGCGCCTGGGCGGCGCTGCCCACTTTGCGTTGGTCCAATGCCTTCAAGGTCTTCACCCAAGAACATCAAGGCTTGGAAGATTTCCATTCCCGCCATAGGATTCCGTCCCCACTGCGGAAAGACAATCTTAGATGGGTCTGCTACGGGAATGCCTTCACCCGGCTTAACCCGCATGTACTGGTTTGGATCTTGTCCGGCGGAGGGCTCATAAAAATAGAAGGGGTTATTAACTAGCGCCTCACGGTCGTTCGTCAAATTGAAGACCGTGTTAATCTCCATTTGGATCCCTGCTTGGCGCTCAATCAGTGACCGTCCATAAAACCTATCGGGGACTGGGTCATACTTGATAACTGCATACGGCCGTCTGCCGTGTGGGAACTCTTCCTCGAGGTACTGCCACCGACACAAGGTACTGGTCGCTTCCACGACCGCATACACCATATGGCACTCTGAGAAATCGTCGTGAATATCATCAAAGCAATACGTTTCAAATACCCGGAACTTGCCTTCTCGGTACCCAGGTGCAAACTTGGGCGACGACACCCCTTGCTCGGCGTCGATTGCCGCTTCGCGCATCTTGTCTTCTGCAACAACCCCGCCACCTTCGTCTAGATCAACAATGTCCTGCCACTCTTCGCGCGTGAATTTGTAGGTCCCCGCGTCTCTGCGCGCAGATAGGTCCGCAAGAGACAACCATACTTCTTCGAGAACATATGGAGATTCTTGGATGTCCGGGAAGTGGTATGGCATGTAGAGCGTATTCAGAACCTTCCATTCGACGCGCGGAGCGTTATAGACTAGGTCCTCATGTGCCGCATAAATCTCAACCAAGTCTTCATCCGGATCTTCCGAATACACAATCTCAACTTCGGTATCTACAAAGCGGTTGTCGATACGCTGCTTGATAAGCCACGTATTGCCTTTCTTCCGCCTGGCAGGGGTCTGCGGGTCTAAGACAAACGTATCTACTAGGAAGTCAATATCCTGAAGTTCGGTGGGTTCGTTAACTTCCTCACCACCGATAACATCACCCGGTGCTGCAAACCGACTGCGTATGTACTTATGTCGTACTTTCCGCCAACGCCTATCCCACGTTGTCTTCATAACCGATGTCCCATCGACGCAGGTCATGTACCACCACATATAGCACTGGTTAAAGAAGTCGTAGATTTCGTTAGATAGAGCCCAATTCAGGAACTTCTCCTGCACGTCTGAATCTTCGATATCACCGGGCTCAATAGGCTCGACGTTAGCAATGGGGTCCGTGCCAAAGTGGGTCGCTACATAGCGGGCCAACATCGCATCTACCATCTTGCCAATGAATGGTATATGAACGTTAGATGCACCAGGCCAGGGCTCATTAACGCGAGGGACTTTTCCCGTTAATAGCTTCCAATTGAATAGCTGCATCGACTCCCAGTCGGCGCGCTCAGACACGCACTGGCTATACCAATTGAGAATCATCTGCGCCTTGGCGTCGCGGTACTCCTTACGCTTGAAGTCGCTTAGACCTGCCACTAGTCGCCCACGATCCTAAATTCAAAAGTAGACTGTGTAGCCGCTTTGTTATGGGCGCGTAAAGATGAAAACGTCGCACCACCAATAACCATAAACCCACCGGACAATAGCGTAATACCAAGTGACGAAGTTCCCGCTTTAATCGACGCGCGGAATGGCCCCGTCGTGCACTTGCAATACAAGTAATTACCCTGAGTAAGTTGCCCAAGACCTAGCGTCACCGAAGTATTAGACGCCAATATAAATTCGCCTTGGTGGGCCTCGGTATACGTACGTAGTCCAGTCTCAAACGGAATCGTCTCCCGACGCCCACCAGTGTTCTCTTTCAACCAACTACCTGTGATTCTAAGTTTACGCGCCATCGGTATTCGTCCGCCGCTTCTTGGTGGTACGTGGAGTACGGACCACGACGGGCATCGCTAGCCCGCTGCAGTCAGCACATTCTACTGCGTCATAGTCTCGGGGAATCGTTACGATAAGCCGCTGACCACATTCGGCACACTTGAACATCCTGGGACCAGTTTCACACCGTAAGCACCAGTTCGCATTACATGCGTAGTCACAGTTAAGGCAGCGCCTATACTTTATCAATCTTCGCCACCTTTACACAACCTCCTCTCGTAGGACGGCAAATACTTTAATTGCTCCCTGGGTTCGGAGGTGGGGTGGGGTCCGGTCCCGGTGGTTGTGTCGGCCATGGCTGTGGCGGTGGCGTAGGTCCCGGATAGGGTTCATCGTCACCTGGGTCATCGGGTGGCTCCAAGGGCCCAGTAGCTTCAATATCTGCAATCCGCGCAACCGGCGGGTCGGATCGAACTAGTTGTTCCAAACAAGAACTCAACACTACTCGTACCTCCTGTGGGACGTGCTTAGCGTCCAGACACGTTACAATTTGACTTAGTTCACCCAATGTAATAGGCATTGGCTATACTCCAGTCCATAAACCTGCGGGGGTTGTTTCCGCTACGCGATTCACCTGGTATGGCCTGTGCGCAATCACCGTTTGGTATTCAACGGGTAATTGCCGCTGATAGAAGTAGCGTATACAGGCCAGCATATCATCGTCTTTCGCAACTACGTCTTGCTTCTCATCTTTGTATTGCCCTTGCGAGTTACGCCAGTTGTCCCATACGTGCTTTAGGAAGTTGTTGCATACCGTAGGACACGACGTAAAGACCTTCAGCTGGGGTTCCTCCGTGCGAGGGGATAGTTTGAGCGCCTGATGAATGGCTTGGTATCCAGCCCACTTATTGCGCTTGTACGCCTTACGAAACTGAATACCTTCCTGCACAAAGAGCTGAACAATCGTCTTACCCGATCCACGCTCCATCTCTTCTGCGGAGTCGTCAATGATCCGGTCTCGAATATTAACATTGTTTCGTTCATGAGTTTCATATAGATTTCGATGCGCCGATTCTCGGTCCCGTATAGCTTCTGCCACATCGCGGATGGTAACAAGGCGCTTGTCGAATAGCTCATCATATGCTACGACTCGGTCGTTATCGGGGTCATGGGCAAGCCAAAGCACTGCCACAGGCTTACGCGGGTGCGGGTCACAAAGGCAGTAGCGGTACCACATCGGAGGTATTCTGGACGGGGCAACGTAAAAAGGTGGCTCTGGTTTCCACTCGGTGAATACCCTGCCAATAAGGTATCTAGGCTGTCCAAGTATGCGGGCCTCGTACTCGGTTGGATCAGTGTCCGCAATGAAATCATTGATAGCCTCTTCCGTCATAGGGCCGAATGGAGGGCCATTCTTGTAGATTGAGTACGAGAAGTGCTCAATACGCTTACCAGGACCCGCTTGGGGCAACAGCATGTCCCAGATCCAGGGCTCACTAAGTGGAGTCAATGCCATCCACCAGATCCCATGGGCATCCATGAGACCACGTCGTACAGCCATAAAGAGGCTATAGTCCGGAGGTTCATCAAACGAAGCCCAGTGCCCTGACGAGCCTTCCTGGGCCTCGGTGCCTTGTTGGTATACACGAAAGTAGACAATAGACCCATTGTCAAGAGTCAAACTTTCTGGGTATCCCCTATAGCCCTTCTTGACGGTATAACTGCCACGTGGAAGCCAATTCTTCCACTTGGGCAATATTGTTTCTTCGAAAGACTTGTATTCCTCTGCAAACATCCTACCGACGTTGGGGACTGGCATCGGCTTCCCAGACCCCAATAGTACCTTACGATTTGGGTGCCATTCTGGCAGCCAGCGCCGCTCCCCATACGCACATGCTATCGCCTCGAGTACGTTGCCTTCGGTCTTCCCACTACGGTTAGAACCAGTACAAAGCCGCCCTGTGGCAGGCGATAGGTGGAAAGGTTCCTGGTTTGGGTTGGGCTTATATAGCGCCCATGGACACGCTTCCCGCACTGACCCCAGTGCGTCCAAGTCTTTCTCAAGCTGCAATAACAGGTTAGTAAGGTCGGCGTGGGACTGCTTGCTCCCTTCCTTACTGCCAAAGACTATCTTGGGAATACGCGCCTCGCCAGCACTACCGCCCGTACCTGGTCCACCGTCTTCGTACTTGCCGCCGATAGACACTTGACTACCACCACGTCACACCTCTTTCGCCTCAAATACAATAACGGCACGGATAATATCCTTAGGTACCTGGGACCATATATCGTCGGTATTGTCTACCGACGTGGTGAGACATTCTTCATGCAGTATGACGATGTGGGTTTCAGACTCCATAGCCACCCGGCCATAGCAAGCCAGAAGATTAGGAGTGAGGTCGTTAATAGTCTTCGGATAGGCCTTAGAACGGAACGTAATACATGGGTCGTCATAGACAAGCCGCACCACCTGGCCAATAAGATTACCCCCCGTCTCCACTACCTTCGCCGCCGCCCTCTTCCCCAAAGCCTTCGGAGCCACTACTTGCCTTTCCACCAAACGCCTTGATAATCTTGGGTACACGCTTCCCTGCCCTTAATGGTCCCTTTGTGGTACCATGGGTACTAGGTTCCATACTGTGCTTACCTGCGGAATCATTATCGAACTTAGTCTCAATCTTTCGGTATGCCATATTGCCCTCTACGGACCTTCATCGCCACGTTGCGTCTCTGGGGTAATTACCTTGCCTACTGGTAGGGCCCCACCCATGGGCCGTAGACCCGCACGTACAGGGTTCGGGGCTCCGCCCTTATCCCCACCCGTCTGCCCCGCTACCGCTTGGTCCACAATGCCCCCTCCGGGGAACTGCAGAAAGCCAACGATGGGTAGGGGGTTACCCTTGAACTTGATTCCCTTACGGTTTCTATACTGAAAATTACTCATGGATTCTCCTGCGAAAGGCTACCCGGTTATAGTTACTTTCCACTAGTATGTTTACAAAGATTTTACAAAAATAACTGAATCTTTTAGCAAACCACAACATGTAGTGGTCAAAACCCTGTTTGTCATATATATACTATCATATGGTATATAAGCTACTATAGGACCCAATACTATGTACCCCTACTTAGTACGTGCTATATTATCTTATTTCTTATGTCTGTATAGACCCCTACTAGCTACTATAGGACCCATGGGTAATGGGTATATACTATACAGTTGACAA